TCAGCGGTCTGCTTTACCGTTAAGCCAAACGCAGCAAACCGCTGATTGATTGGGATTAAATTTTCAAATGAAATACCAAACTTGTCCGCTGTAGCTTCCAGCTCCTCCATTTCCTCATTTGCTTCCGCTTCATTATTTCGCAGGATTCCTAATGCGGTGGCCGCATTGCTGAATGCGGATGAAAGTTCTAAACTCTCCTTAAGAGTTTCAAACAAACCAGCTATGCTTATGGTTACCCCAAAAAGCTTCTCTGCAATCCCAATAAACGCCTCGAAATTAATCCCTGCCCCTTTAGCCGCCTCCCCGGCACCCTCCAGCCCATCGCTCGCTTTTTTGGTTGCGTCTCCAACACTGGCTGAACTCTCTGCTGCGCCTTCCGCCGCGCCCTGAATATCGTTGAGCTGATCCGCCGCCTTGGAAGCTGAGTCCCCCAAATCGTCAAACTTATCAGCCAGATTTTCTAACTGGGCAGCGGAATCGCCAAAATCAGCGGATAGTTGTACAACCAGATCAGCCAGAGAGTCAGCCATTTTTTATTCCTTGGTAGTGAGAGACTCAGTAACTTCGTGAAATTTCAGAAAGTCGTCTTCGTCGTCAGAGGGCTCTTCGGATTCGCTATCATCCTTCAACAAGGGGAAAATTACGCCAGCGTCAGGGGGTTCTTTGTACTGTGTACACATCAACTTCCAAGTACGGATGTCCTCACGCCGCTGCATTTCATACCACTCAATCAGAAGCAGGTAGAACTGGCGCAGCGTGAGCCGCCCAATTTCCCTTTCTCCTAACCGAAAGCGTCCACGGGTAATTCGATAGTAGACCCCCCACCAGTGGCGGTTTCGCTCTGCGGGAGATTGGCGCTTCCGGCCCCGCTTACCGGAGGCGCGGGGGATTCCCCCATTTCTTCCTTGGTCGGGGTATTCGCCATCTGCCCCTGAAGAAATTTGGTAAATATTTCCGGCACCTTCGCCATAGTGATATAACGCCCAACCTGCTTGATCGTCAGCGGCCAGTGCGGTTCATCTTTGCTGTCGTAATCGTGAACCGCTGCCCAAACCAAAGCCCGCAGATCCGTCATAGGCACTTTACGTACAAGGTCCATAGCATTGATCTTAGTGTTGGCGGGGCCATCGGGGTTCTGCCGTCTTTCAGTCAACGGACGCAGAAGCTCATACAAGGAGGCAACCGTATCCATAAAAAATTTCCCGGTTGCCTCTTCATAGGCAGACATGCTGTTTCCGTTGAAGTACATTAAGCGTTCCTTATCCAACATAATGGGAACGCGCACTTCTGCAATGTTAGCCATAATCGTCAGTCCAATTCCCTTTCAAAAACTACACAGCAGCGATTGCGCCCGTGATAGCAAACTGCATCTTCGCAGCCAGCACGTTGTCAATCGGCACGTTGAACTCATGCTGCCCAACGTAAGCGTCGAATGTAAGCTGGCCCGCCGAGTTGGGGAAGATCATGCGTAAGCCGACCTCCAACAAGTTGATCATGTAATACCACATACCAGTGGTATAAGCGTGAGTGGCATCCGCCTTGTTGAAATTGACCTCAAACGAAATTTCACCGGGGTCAATCAAGACGGCTAGTTTGGAACGCCAGTAACCGGGCGTGTCATGCGTAGTGATGTCTACGATATGAGGTTTGGTGGTAGGGCCGCTGATACTGCGCACCTGCCCGATGTTGCCCACCAGTGTCAGAGGCGACGTAAGGTTACTCGCCAACTGGAGGATAGTTCCTTTTGCGGTTGTAATTGCCATGGCTATGTTCTCCTTTTTGGTTTTACAGAAGTTTCATTTCCTCGCCCGCCTCCATGTAACTGGGGAGGTAGGTAAGGTAAATTCCGACCTGACGGAAACAGCGTTTGATATCGTTAATGGTGGCGCTTCCCTGCCTAAGCCGGTCGCGCCATAATGTCAGTAGCGGGACTGCCTCCCGCAACCGCTTCACCTCCAGGCAAACGTCAATGAGTTTGGCAACATTGATGCGATGAAATGTTTCATCAATGCGTTGAAATTTTTCATCAACTTCTTTCTTAGGGAAGAGCGTGTAGTAGTGGAACAGAAACCGGCTAGCCTCCCGCGACAGTTTAGACAGTACATGCCGCTCAGGGCTCATCCCAAACTGCGGTGGGGCTTTCAGTATCACAGCAATCTGTTCTTCATCGTCCCTTGGCAGAAACTCAAAGGCCGCAATCAGCCTGTCCATAAAACCTATGATCTGCCCCGGTTTTGGGTCGGTAAACAGATTCTCCTGCCAGTAGTAGAATTCCGGCCTAAGTTCCGCAACCTTAAAAATATTGGTTGCGTAGTCAATCAGAATTGCAATACACTTTTCAGTGGCTTGGATGTTATCCATCCTGCCTGATGTCAAAGTTTCCGGTGGCCTTACCGTAAACTCATAGTGCTCCATTACAAGCCGGGCTGCTGTTAGCGCGGCTGCTGATGTCAAATATGCCATCTACTTATCTTCTTCAGCAAAATGAACGTCTTCATTCTCAGGGAGAGTTTCGTCGATGGCAAAAGGTTTTCCGTCGCTATCCAGAATTTTTGAAACTTTCTTAATTGCCATAGCCGCCTTGCCCGTCATGGTATGCGGCTCTTTCACATGCTTACGCATCGTATCGAGGTCGTGGGTATCCCACACACATCGTTCTCCGCTTTCCCAGTGCATCGGACAGCGATAGCGAAGCTGCCCGCTTCCGGCAGAGTGATAAACCTCCAGGCCGGTAGCCGGGTCGATGTCGAACTTCATGTTGTCCCAAGCGCTCCAATCCATGCTCATAACATAAACTCCTTATACAGATTTACGTCATTCCCAATCCAGGCGCGAAGGAAGGCTAGATCAGGGTCTGGATTCCAGCAAGGGCCTGCCGGATTATGCCCAACCCCAATTCCGGGTCTTCCCGGCAAACCCTTCATCCCTATGCAGAAATGAGAACGAAGGAACTGCTTTTGATTAATATGATCCCAAAATCGAGTGTCGATAAAATCGGTGTGGTTCCGGCAGATGGATTGAAGCACTGGAATCAGCTCTGCGCGAAAAGCGGTCTGACAGAGACTCGCCCGGCCATGGCTTTCCATCAGCCGGTATTTCCGCGTCGGTACATGGTAATAAGTTGAAGGCGTCTCCCCCACCAACAAAGACTCGTTCAAAGCAGCCGCCATCAGTTCAACATAGCGCGGTGAGTAGAAGTCATCGTCTTCAAACACAACAACCTTTTCATATTGAACTTCCTGTAAGGCCGCTGATAGGTTTCGCGCTAAAGTGTTCTGCCCAGGGTTGGGTTCCATCCGAATGGGAGTCACTGACCAACCGTTGTTAAGTAAAAAAGGGGTTTCAGTGGGGACTACCCCATCATCGGTGATGACCCATTGAAGCAGGCCATTATAGGTCTGCCGCTCAACATACTTTCTGCACAGAGTAAACGCTTCAGGCCGATCCCCGGTGCAGGTGACTACAGATACGCCCTGTTCCATGTTGTTAGCCTCTCAGCTAAAGAGGTGGTGTAAAACCACTACCTGCCCGGCACCGATGCAACCTGGGGCTCCGTAGCGCCAAGAATCTGGTCTAAGAACAGGTCTAAACCCTGGAATCTGGCGCTTCCCTCGGTTTTGAGCAGCCGGGTTACCTCCGCTACCTGCCAAGGTTCCGCGTCAGGGTGGTAGTGTTTCAGCAAGCCCCCGTAATCCAACCAAGTTTCAGGGACCGTAGCGTACTCCCAATTCTGAGCAAATTTTGGAGCTGCCGCTGGGTAGACTGCCATGCTGTATTGCCGGTCTACATCGTACCGATACTTGCTAGGCCAGCGCAGCACCTCGGTCATTTTATAGAGTGCATGCTTTGCCAAAAGCCGCCGCTCACTAACACCCCAAAAATGCAGCACGCCACCTTCGCCCTGAAGAAGAGCCTGTCGCTTTCCCCAAGTAATCCCCATTGGTTCTCGATTGTGGAAAATGTTCCCACTCCAGTTCAACTGCGAGAAATCCTTGAACCCTATGCTAAACCAACGGTTTCCCCAAATCCCATTCGAGTGATAGCGGTTAATGCTGCCACGCAAGTTATAACCAGGGATTTGCAGTATATCACCAGCAGGCAGAGACTCAATCAAAGGGCGCATGGCACCGATGACATTGGCACTTACAACTTCGTCTGCATCAACAAGGCCAATGTGGGTAGCTTCGTGTGCTCGCGCTGTCTCCAAAAGATACTGCCGGTGCTGCATCTCATCCCAAGTTTGGGATGACTCCTGAACTACCCAGACCCGCCCATCAAATTCCTTAAGCAGACTAGATACAATTTCAGGCGTAGCATCCGTGCTGGCATGGTTCAGAATAACCAGTCCGTCACACCATTGAAGCGCAACGCGGGCACTGAACCCTAAAATCCAAGCCTCGTTACGCATCGGCATTATCCCGATCAGTCTCATTGAAGGAAGCCCGTCTCCAAAATAATGTTGGTCCCGTTTACCCAAGGCGCGGTGTACCTCTGTTGCTGCATGACCTGCATCAACTCCACTATCTTATCGTCATGCTCAACACACATCACACGAGGGCGTCTGTGACAGTCGCGCACCAGCCCAATTGCAAGCTCGGTGCTCAGCCCCTCCGCGTCGATAGACACAAAATCGAACCCCGGTCCCGGCATCATAGACAGGAAGGTGTCTAATGAAAGCACAGGCACCCATAGGGCTCCGTAGAACCCTCCGACCTTGGCCCACTTCTCCTTAATCTCTGGCTCCGAAGTAGATACACCCTCATCAGTGATGTCAAATCGGCGCAGACCGGAGTCTACCGGAGTGATAGCTGTTTGAACAACCATCACCTTATCATTGTTGACATACTCTTTAGCGAGATCCTTAACTGCTCCAGGGGAGAAGTCAACAAGGACTGCGCTCCAGCCGAGTTCGATTAAAGCCCGACTGTTGGAAAACGTTGTTGGGTGCCATGCTCCAATTTCAAGCAGCCGCCCAGTACAATTCCCCATCTGTGTTTGAAGAAGCCTAACAAAAGTTTCATCCTCGGCGTATTGACTATATGATTTCATGGAATGTTCCGATATTTAGACCCGCTAAAATTGCTCCGGTCACTGGAGCACCCCACCTGCTCCAAAAACAGCGGATAGGCTTCTGCATGATTAGGGTTCCCCCACTGATCAGGGCAACGATGAAGGGGGATATTGTACTTCTGAGCGAGGTTAGCCAGGACGCTCATCTCAGTGGAGTTGCGGTAATACTCCGGTTGGTCTTTTTGCAGCACGCTGCGGTCCCAAAGCGTACAGCGCGGATTGATCGAGTAGGCCCACCATTCCGTAAGCACTTGCCTAGCTAAGAATGGCCCTTTCTGCCAAATAGAAAACCGGCCGCAGGCCATCTCACTATCTTTGATTGGGAGGCCCATTGACAGGAAGCAGTCTGCTTTAGTAAAGCGAAGATTGGAACAGCCAGCTTCTGAAAACAGCAATATACCCCCTTCGGCAGCGCAGATATCAAACACCTGTCCAAATTCAGGCCCAGTCGGGAATGTGTCAGCGTCAAGATAAAATACCACGTCACCATCCGACAGCCGATCCATGGCGCTCTGGATTACGAAGGCCTTCCAGGAGCACCAACCGAACCCGTGTTTATGCACTGTGGGCTCATCTTGAATCCGGCAGGTAGCGTTGAAGATCCAATTGTTAGTATGGTAGTAACCAGTTTTCTCCATCAGCCACTTATCATCGTAGACCCAAACTTCGTCAGCGCCGAGACGAGGGGCTCGCTCTACAATCAAAGCAGTGGTGGAGTCGTAGGCTGCACCAGAGAACGTCACCAATATTTTTCTCATGTTTTTTTATTTACCCCGCTACCTTCTGAAAATAAGCTGGCTGTGGGTATCCTATAATTTCATGGACTGCTTTGCGACAACCATCCAGTTCAAAATCGTCTACTATCACCCAACCGTCTTTCACCACCTTGGGCCACAAGTGCTGTAGGCAAACCTTGGTGGACTCATACAAATCGCCATCCAGTCTAAGCAACGCAATCGGGCCGACATCGTTTACCGGCATGGTATCGGCAAACCAGCCGGGGTGATAAACAAGCAGATCAGGTGAGATTCCCCACTGAAGCATGTGCCCCTGAACCGCTTCCATCGGGCAGCACGACTCGTAGGGTTTTGCACCAGCTGATATTAAACTGGTGTCTTCAGGACCGCACGGGGGCACGCCTTTGAATCCATCAAACAGATGCACCTTTCGCTTACCATACTCCGTTCTGGATTCCATGATTGCCCTCGCCATTGCAGCACACTGGCTTCCAGCAAACACCCCGCACTCCACAAAGTCTCCAGGGATTCCATACCGGATCACGTCCATGGCAATCTGGAACGAAGAAAACGTTGTAGCCCGATAAGCACAAGCCCGTGTCGCCACATTGTCAAGCCAACCTGTTAGCTCCCCAGTCATAGTTGCCCCTTGATCCAGTTGTAAGTGTGCTGCAAGCCTTCATGCAGTAATGCCCGTGGTGCCCAGTTAAGATTTTCTTGAATTAGCCGGTTGTTTGAATTTCTTCCCCGCACTCCCAGCGGCCCGTCAATGTGACGCAGTGTAATGCGCTTGCCAGCAATATCAGCAACCATAGCAGCAAGCTGGTTAATTGAAACCATCTCTTCCGAACCGATGTTGACCGGGCCGGGAAAGCTGGACTCCATCAGTCTTTGAATTCCGTCCACACATTCGTCTACATACAGGAAAGAACGGGTCTGTTCGCCATCACCCCAAATTTCAATTTCGCCCCCGTCTGATACTTCCGCTACCTTACGGCAAAGAGCAGCAGGGGCTTTCTCCCTACCACCCTTCCAAGTACCTTCTGGGCCAAATATGTTATGGAAGCGGGCAACGTGAATCTCCATTCTGTAATTCCGCCGATAGGCTGCATAGAGCCGCTCGCTGAAAAGCTTCTCCCAACCATACTCACTATCTGGTGCAGCAGGGTAAGCGGAGTCTTCAGCGCAGTCAGGATTCTGCGGATCTAGCTGGTTACGCTCCGGGTAAACACAAGCGGAGGAGGAGTAGAATACTTTTTTGACTCCAGCGTTACGCGCAGCCTCCAAACAGTTAAGATTGATCAAAGCAGAATTGTGCATGATAGCCGCATCATGCTTGCCGGTGAACACATATCCAGCCCCGCCCATGTCTGCGGCCAACTGGTAGACTTCATCCATGCCACGAACTACCCTGCGAACGATGAACTCACTTCTCAAGTCACCCAAAAAGAAGTCGTCAGCGTCAGTCGGGGAGAACTCAGGAGGTTTTAGGTCCACGCCTAAAACGATGTAGCCGTCAGCTTTAAGCCGTCTGACTAGATGGTGCCCAATAAACCCGCCCGCTCCGCAAACCAAAGCGTGCTTCACACAACCTCCACCTGCAAAGGTTCATGCCCTGGAAAGCCTTTAGCTTTACGAGCAAAAAATATTGCCCCCATTTCATCCCAGTTTGACTGGCTATTTGCCCGCGCCAGGAATACAGGAGCAGAGCCACTTTCACGCATCCAATGATGGTGGAACTGGGAAAGGTCCGGGCGCTGCCAGAGCACGCCAAGCTTCAACGTTACTTCTTGCATCTCCTCATCATTCCGCATGTGAAAATATTCCGGCCACATAGGACCGCGCCCCTGGTTGATCCGTTGGCAGAAGTCCCGACCCATCCAAGGATTACCGCAGATGCGGCTTATATCACAGCGCCACTTATCACCTATCGGCTGCATAACCCCGAAGGTCCCATTGAAGTGTGCTGAGCACTCAGCAGCAATTTCTTCCGCTGAATGATTTAAGTCGGGGTCAATGTCGTCGCCGCCAGTCACGATCCAATCAGCATAAAGGTCCTTTTGGATGACCTGAGCAACAAGATGGTTAACCGCGTCGGAGTAGCCCTGATAAGGGCGCACGATGTTCTCTACATCTTTGACTTCAGCATCGTTGGGGTCGCGTTGAATCATTACCTGGTAGCCGTGCTGAATCCACTTACTAAGACAGGCATGGGCTTCTTCTACCGGGCGCTTACTTGGAACCACGTACCATACAGACATTTATGCTCTCCAATATTCGCCATTCAACTGCTTTTTCATCTCCCAAAATCCTTCGGGGGCCAACTTACTACGAGAGCCAGCATGACGCCGATAGTTCAAATGGGTGCCATGACAGGTCCGAAACTCCACACCTCGCGCAGCCAGCCGACACCAAAGCTCCCAGTCTTCATGTGATCGCAGCCCGATATGGAATCCATCAACCGCTCTGAAGTGCTTAATAGGTATCAGCGCGGAACAGTGGACCGTGTTGGAAACCAGCAGTGTCTGAAGGTTTACAGGGGTAGCTACAGGAACGTTGCGGGATTCATCACCAAACAGCTGCGCTCCGCAAGCCACCACGCAATCATCCCCATCGGCTATCCGTACAAGCTCACTTGCGTAGTTAGGTGGAATGGTATCGTCAGCATCCAAAAATATTACATACTGACATTTTTCAGACCAAGGATGACTGAGAACTAAATTGCGGTTTGCGGAAACCCCTATCGGGTTACTGCTTCCGCAAGCATCGTGAGCTACCTCTACCATCATTCCAGAAAGTCGCTGCCGAACAGCAGACCGATGCGCTTCCAGCAGCCACTCCTCGTAATTCCTACAGGTGATCCAGACCAGCACGGATGCCATGGTTGTTTACGCCAGAGGCTCAATCCATGTCTGCTCCCAGTACCTGAGCAGAAGCGCAACAGCGGTTTTGCTGTAGCTAACACCGCCAACGTCGAACGGCAGCGACGTGCCCGGCTGATAATTGTTGCCGTCTGTCCACCAGAGGTTTACATAACTGGACTTGTACTGAACGGTGCCGCTGTCCTCAAAATTGCGCTGTCCGTAGGCGGTGTTACGACGGATGCCAACTCCGATTGATGTTTCGGTCGCCATATTTACGCCATCTCCTTAAATGAGAGTTGAGGTTCAAGAACTTCTTCCAGCGGAACATACGGCCAGCATTTCAAAGCCGAGTCCGGGGTACAATTGATTACTTCCACGCCTGCCTCTTTAAGAGGCGCTGCCAACGTATCGAAGGCCGGAATGAAACTGTCCAGCACAGTCTGGAATACAGGCTGCGCTTGACGCGGTTCATCATGCCAATGGGTATGCGCCGCCTGACACTTCATATCGTAGCCGAGTAGTATGATTCGGGCAGCGCCAAGCAGGTAAGCCAGATTGATAGCTTGATAACCGCTGTTGGACCCGTGCTTTACTCCCACAGGGGATGTCTCTAATCCACGATCCCCGGTTAACTGGATGCAGTGAACCTGTGGGTTGTCAGCAAACTTGGGGGACGACGTAATCCAGAAGGCTCTGTAGATCATGTCATGAAAGCCAACCTCGCCACCAGGAGCTGTTGACAGCTTGGCGCGTGGGTTCTTGGCTTGCTGCATCTGCCACCACTGCCAGTCGCAAAAGTAGCTTGCATGAGCCCACGGTGCCAATCGCCAGGAATCGTTGATCGTGAGAACCTTCCCGTGGTTGCGCAGAATGCCTGCGTCAAACCCCTTAAGGGATGGGCCACCGGCCAGCAGAAATGCTGTTTTGCCCGCCCACTTCGGTTCTATTCGCCAGTTCATACAGTCACCTCATCGTCAGTGGCAGGTGGCTGAGCATCGCTTCCATCAATGACCATAACCTTCACCGCTCGCTTGCGGCCTTCACGATCTTGCCCTATATCAAAGCTCACGCGAGCCTCTTGGACCAGAGCACCATATTTCACAGCTTTGACATGAACGAAAATTTCAGGGCCAGGGTCATCAGGGGCTATAAAGCCGAAGCCCCGTTTTTCAATGTACATTTTCACTGTTCCAGTCACGTTTTTACCTTTCTCCTAAATAGTTCCGGGGTCTGCCGCCATCATCACGCGAAAATTTGCGGTCATGTTGCTGCGCCCATCATCATCGTTGAAAAACATTGGGCCGTAATGCATTGCTTGGATGTAGTAGATACCCGGTAAGTACCCAGTTGCAGTTTGTTGAGCATCTTGCAATAAGTTAAAAACCGTCTGCCACATTGTCCGACAGGTGGCATAATCCAGACGTGCCGCCCGGATACGAACTTGAAAGGTGACCCGCTGATTCTCCCTTCCCACGGTGTCCGCTGGCATACCACCCGTTTCAAATAGCCCAATCATCTGGTCCTGGTCATCAGCCATAAACCCGATGTAGACCGGCCAAGCAGACGTGCCGATACCGTTAGCGCCGTTAGCTACTAAATAAGTGTAGACGCTATCTAAGATTGGCAACTGGCTACCTCTACTGCTTTCCCTGTCTCATCAAATCGGTTTCGACCATAGGAGCATTTCAAGCAAACCCAAACTCCAGTTGGGTAGAGACTAGGCAGATAGTCATGTGCAAAAGTCTCCTGTAGCTCGCTATGGCAGAATGGGCACTTCATGATTTCAACGCCTCGCGGAACACCTTCCCAAGTCTGTCTGGTAGTTGATCCTGTTTAGCCTTCAATGGATTTTCCAGAAATTTGGGGCCGCTGCCCGGTCGCGTCCATTGGATCTGCTTACCCGCCGCTACTGCTTTAGCCCAGCTCCAATCAGGGTTGATTGGGTACGGCCCCTCCAGAGCTTCATGAACGTAGAGCGCATAACCTACAGCCTCGTCACCATAGCCAATCTGATAGCTGATGCTGCTGGCTGTTTCTACCGGCCCCATCACCTTGCCGCTGCCAGCCAGAGCCCCGGTGAGCATAGGGACAACTTCTAAACTGGCCTGTAACACCTCATTGCAGAATGTATTCAACTCGACCTTGACGGCTTGGCGAGCCTTCGGCATGTTAGCCCGCAGCTTACCATTAAGTTGTTTGAGCCCCTTAACCTGTAAGTTGATGGTAGCCACTTTTTATGGAGCCTCTACTGGCACAACTTTTATTGAGTCTATGATTTCACTCCATCAGCAAGTCGGCCACTTCCTGCTCATTGAGGAGCCCGCTTTCCAACGCCTGTTCTACAAATGGGCTAAGCCGTTTGATTATGCCGCGAGCGTCACATGTCAGATGGAGTGTCATAGGCAACGTTTTAGCCCCTCTGCGAGTGAGACGAACGGGTACTCATTTCCAATCACTCCTTGAAGCTTGCTCATATTTGCCCGCGTCAGGTATTGATAAGACTCCGTGGGAACTGGCTGATACTTCACCGGCCCACCAATCATCTCCGCAAGCTGATTGAAGCTGGTGGCTACACCAGTCCCAACATTGTAAACTCCTGTAGCTTGCGGTTCTTCCAGCAATCGGAAAGTGATATCAATAGCGTCTTCAACGTAGATGAAATCCTTAGCCTGCGTCCCGTCGCCGTAAATAACTATTGGCTCACCACGTTTATTGGCGTTGATGAAATGCTGCATTGGAGCACAGTTAGACTTCTTCTCATCACCAGGACCGTAGGCGTTGAAATAACGCAACCCGATTGCGGGGAACCCATAAGCGAATGAGTAGGACTGGGCTACCATCTCATTCATAAGTTTCGATTTTCCATAGTGGCTTTTCAGCTTATGAACGTCGATTGACTCATCCTCGCTGAATGTCATCCCTAGGCCATCCAGATAAACCGCCGAACTGGAGGCGTATGCAAACCGCACACTGCGAGTGCTGGCTGCTTCAATTACATTCAGAAACCCGGTAAAGTTAGCTGTGTAGTTAAGCTCCATATTCCAGTGGAACCCTGCCATCGAGGAGTAGGCGGCTAAGTGAAGAACATGCGTGCAGCCCTGCATCAGCCGTGACACAGTTCCCTGATGGAGCACATCCAACCCCTGCTTACGATCAAGCTCTACAACTTCATAGCCATGAGCCAGTGCGTAACGAACTGCGTACTGCCCCAAAAATCCAGAGCTTCCTGTGATTAAAATTTTCATTTACCCGTTTGCCGATCCAAGCATCACTTTCGTGTAAACGTTTGCCCCTGTCTCATCAGGGTTGCCACCCCAGCTTAGAATTGGCGCATAAGGTGCAGTGTCAGCAACCGGCGCGACGACGTAAATCAAATCGTCGTAGGACAGGTCCAACATGGCTAAGACCAAAATTTGCGACTCCGAAATAACTTCAGGCCCCTGCCCCTTAGTGCCGCGCTCATAGGACGGCATACGAGTATTCTTGAATACCCGACGTCCTGGGAACGTCTGCACCACGCCCCAAGTAGGCTTACCATACTGATCACGCCCTGCCAGAGGTTGCCAAGCAATCGTTTGAGTGCAGAGGTCCAAAAAATCAGCCGCGAAGGAAGCCATCAGCCTTTTGCCTTAGTAGTATGAATCTTTTGCATGGCCGCGTGAAAGTCAGCCCTGCCAGATCCAGGAGAGCAGAACTGAGCGGCGTGAGCATGAGCTTTAGCCGCTTTCAAATGTGCCTGCTTAGTTCCAGAACGGTCGGCCTTGCTGGATGCAGTGTAGGCAGCATCGCGCATCGGCCCATAACCGTCAGACAGACGGCCACTCCCGGCACTTCCTTTTGTTACCAAAACTGTGAGCATGTCCATGTTTCTGTCTCCTGACTCTGTACTACCGCTGGTTAGCCGGATTAGGAAAACCATCATCCAGCCACTTCCGATTGATCCTGGGGCTCCGTAGGGGCCAAGAATCCCCTATGGAATCGTTGTTTGGCTGGCCGGGTTTCCTGTCTGGAAGTCACCCGGCTGGGTGCCCTGGTAGTCCATGCCATCTATCTTGACAGCGGGTTGAATAAGATCCCAATTCGCATAGGCAGCAATCTTTTCACCAATGGACTCACCGCCAGCGTTAAATTGAACCTGAGCCAGCGTAGCCCGCATTCGCAGCCTCGCCGCAAGCTCTTGATACTGCTTGAGCCGGTCAGAGTAGGTAACGTGAAGATCGCCAACCGATTTGGAAACAGCTCTTGCATACTTGGCAATCAACGCATCCGCGCAGTAGATGGCTGGGACGTAGTTCCCATTGGCGGGAACTGGGGATGATCCATATACTAAGCCAATGGTGTAGCTGATCTCACCGTCTTGAAGTTGCGGATCGCTGGAATTTGTATCTCCAATCAAAAACCTCACTTCATCTTTAGGGCTAGATGCAGGATTGCCGGAGTATGACCAAGAAACCGTGGGGAAGCCTGTGACACTAAACAGCCCAGCGGTAACTGCGGTAACCGTGCCTGTTCCTTGCCATTCAAACTGCCAGTTTCCGACCTGTGTAAGCGTAAGATCATAGTGGTAGTTGCCAATACTGTCCCAAACGATAGGACCAGGATTGTAACCATAGATTGTGGTTGTTCCATCTGGCGCAATCACTACCAGAGCTACAGTAGTGGGGTCAGCCGGAAGCCCGGTGGGAACACTTGTAAACGCTACGGTAATACGTGGTAACGCTCCAACATAGTAGCTCATAATGTGCCTCCGGTAGCAATAAACTTCAACCAAGCTGAAGCAGTCGCCGTATTGATTAGTTGAACTGTTGCAGTAGCCTTCCCAGGGTCTGTCTGCCCTAAAACGACCCAGGAATAAAACTCCAGCATGGTAAGCGTGTCAACCAGCCCACGATAGATATTCCTAGTAACGCTGTCGCTGACACTGATGGAGTCTGCAACAGCCAACAACCGAAATTTTATCTTAGAAACGGTATCCAGCAGGGTAAGCGCGTCGGCAAAGACTCTGCCGTGGTTGACACTGGACTGTGCAGTATCCGAAATGAGGAAAGCGTCTGCAACTACATGACCCCCAAGCTTACTAAATGATTCAGTAAGGGTAAAGAAGTCTGAGTAGATCCTGCCCGCAATCTGTTTGGTAAAAATATCTGTTAGAGAGAAAACATCGGTGACGTTTACTGCATGTTGACCACCCTTGGAAAGACTAACTGAGTCTACGAGGGTAAAAACGTCGAGGAGCAGTCTGGTGGCTACTCTCCCTAAAAACTCAACCAGCGTGAAGGTATCCGCAGGAGCCTTGCCAGAACCTTTGCTGATCACGTCAGATAGAGCTATCGAGTCCGACAGCAACCTACCTAAGTTCCAAGTACGCGACCAGATATCCGATAGTGTAAAAGTGTCTTGGACGCGCTTGCCGGAAAACTTCAAAAGTGTGTCGGCCAGCGTGAAGGTGTCAGCCCAACTTCTCAATGCAGCCCACTGCCGTGCATAGGCGTCCACCAAGCTGAAGGTATCAGTGACATTCAAAGGATGCTGGCCACCCTTAGAAGCGGTTACTGAATCGGACACTGTAAATGTGTCAGAGGGAAGCTTGCCAGCAAATTTCAGAATAGAATCAGTCGGTGTAAATGTTTCCACCAGCCATCGGCCTCGCGCTCTTAGTAAAGCATCAGCCAAACTGTAAGCATCGGTAAATGACCAGCCTAGCAAGCGGGTAATGACGCTGGTAAGGGAAAACGTTTCAACCAAAACGCGGGCCAGCAACCATTTTCGGGATAAAGTATCAGCCAGAGTAAATACATCAGTGGGAAACTTTACCGAACCCTTTGTGAAGGTATCCACCAGAGAATATGTATCTGGCAACCCCCTGCTTGCACCCTTAAATAACACTTCTGAAATAGAGAATGTCTCCGAAACATTCTTAGTCCAGGAGTTGCCACTGCCAGGAATCAGGCCAGGGGACCAAAGAGATTTTCTCCGTCCCCCTTGAACGAAGTATTGCAGCGTGTACCTATTTGGCATTTAGGCTTTCTTTTTTGAAAAGGAAACTACCCGCCATGCTCCTCAACGGTGATACCGCCGCTCATGTGAACGGTTCCACTCACCGTGGAAAGAAGTTCAAAAACGAAAGCCTCGCTTGGCCCAACAGTCGGGCGTGCATCCTGCGGGTAAGTGAAGTCATACCCGGAGTAAATATGAGCGCCTATTTCCTCTAAAATAAGAGCCGTTCCAGAGGTAGTGGATTTACTTGTATCGTTGGTATGCGCGGTTAGGGAAGCCGCAGCATCCCCAGGATCGAGCTGCCGTGGAGTTGGTGTTGACCCGCCGCTCCCGGCTGATACTGTAGCGGGAAGGAATCGCGCTCTCAATTGAAGCATCTGCGCGGTTGGAATGGTGGTATCAGTTGAGCAGACACGCATCCTTTTGATCTTCACCATTTTCCCAGTAGCGCCAAGAATGGTCACTAAATCCTGGGCTGCGGAAACCGCAACGTTTTCAAAGCTCACATCGTATGTTCTCGGCATAGGGGGGATTTCCTTTTAACTTAGTTGAGTGTCCGTGTGGCTGCTAACCAAAATGGGGAAGTAAGAAGTAGTTCCGCCAGTGGACTGCGATTGCAACGCGCCAATATCTATATAACCAGTGCCGAAAGGAGCAACTCCGGGAAAACCTGCTGCGCGGCAAGCTGCACCTGCACCTGCGGTATTATTTAAACTAAAGTCATTACTAGAGGGATTATTAAACGGATTGCCAGTCAATATAATATCCCCAAGTCCCCCACCATTCGTATATCCATAACCCGAATTTGAGTAATTCCCACTTGAATTACTATAGAAAGCGTTATTTAAAAATAGCGGGGAACCCGGTACAGCTGAGTACAAAAAATTGACATAAATGCCATAGCCCGTGTTACCCACCAAAATACAATTTGTAACTTGGGCCAAATTAGAATAGATGCCCCCTAGAGAATTATTTGCTGCAACACAACGTGTAACACTGCAGATGAACCCAGAGGTATAAAATCCCCAACCAGTGTTATTATAAGCAACACAATCAATGAAGACTGTAGTAGCTGGAGCAGGAGCTATACTATAAAAGCCTTTTGCATTGTAGCAATAGCAACTAATTAAAACTGCAATCTCAGGAACAAAAGATCCATTAGTGCCCCCACAATTGTAAACAGAACAATTTACATATATTGTACATTGTTCAGACTGAATGATGCCTTCTGCCGTGAAGTGATGAGCAACAACATTGTAAAGCTGATTGTAGCGCCCGGTTACAGAAACTCCTTGCGTTCCTGTGGAGTTACCATTAAGAATGAAGTTTTCAAGTGAAACGTACCAACTAAGTGTAATAGTAGTTATTGCTGCACTAGGTTGTACCGTAATAGACCCACCGTCACCGCGAGTTGAAGTATATCCGATAAATCGAAGTAATGGATTGTTAGCAACGCCACCGCTAAAAGTTACTCCAGTGCTAATAGTGTATGTTGCTGTGGCTTTGAACCAAAATACCATAACTTCATAACCTTGATTAGCACTTGCAGCCGCAGCACCAGCAAGGGTTGCGAAACAACCACCAATATTTAATACACCACTAGAACCAGCCCCAGTTGTTAAATTGCGATCAACCGTGAAACTGGTTCCAACCACTACACCAGTAATTTGATAAAAACCTGTAGTAAAGTTAGTCCCGCTAATCACCTGAACAACATTTCCGATCATAGCCGTAGCAGAACTTGTGTAGTTAATGGTAGCTGTTGCACCAGATGTTGATATACTTGTTAATGCCCACTGAGGCGATGCTTGTTGGGAATAATCAGTACCACCACCCCCAGAAACGTATCCGCCGCCGTTAGCATCGTTGCCAACCCCGGCCTGAGTTTCCCATTGACAATTTGCGGTGATCGCCATTTTCTGTACCCTTTAAAGAGCGTTTATTGTCGGAGCAGGATTCACACTACCCTGAAGTGTTTGGTTGTAAACCAAATTCGAGTTAGCAGTTAGGACCGCATCTAGTGTTGCGGCATTTGCTAGAAGGATGTTTATTGTTGCCCCTGTAATAGGCGGCCGCCCATCGCTAGCCGAACCGTCTACTACTAATTGAGTGCCATCATTCGGGATCAAGGTCGCCAACCCTTGCTGCTGAAATTCCGCCAAGGCAATCTGATAGAAGTTATGGAATTGGCAAATACGATCGAATAGACCCCTAGCCATAATGTTGCTCCACGTCACAGCTTGCACGTTTGTAATCGAAGCCATT